CTTTGCCAGTAATACGAGCAATTTGCTCGCCAGACATAAACTGTTGTGCCAAAGCAATAAGACGCTTAGCAACTTCAGCCAAAGCAACTTCAACCATTGTTAGTTTATCTGCTGTACGACTATTGCTAGCATCTTGAATTGCTCCTACTTCAGTTGCGGAACGGCGGATAGCCATTCCGCCACCACGCATGAATTCAGTAACACCAGAAATACGGTCAATGTCTGCAGTAATCAAATCTGACTGCTGATAGAATTCAGGTGGGTTAATAATTGCTGGGAACGGTGCAACAACACCACCAAGTGGTTCATCACCAATAACAGGCACCATAACATTGTCATAATCTGACTCTAGGGCTGCACGACCTGTATTGTCAAACGCTGTTTCTTTAAACAAGTATTTACGGCTGAAACGCTTACGGTGGTTCAGCATTTGAGAACGAGTCTCGTTTAGTTCACGCTGAAGTGGTTCAATAGCCTCAAGTTCACCAATAGGGTAAAAAGTATCTGGCACTTCATAGTCACGCAACATAACAAAAGGATGCCCACTTGCGTAAGGCATTTTAGTTGGTTTAATTAGAAACTGCTCGGCACCGTCAGCAAATACGCTGATTGTGTTACGATGCAGGTCATAAAATTCCCAAACTTCAGCATAACCCATAGCCTTGTCGTTAATCTTTTTATTAGCCGAATGGTCAGACCATTTAGAATATGACATTGGTTCTACGGAGTCACGGGCTGTTTTGTTGTATCGTTTATCTGATTTAATTTCAGACAATGGACGCTTGATGCGTTGAGCAATCCAGCGTACATCTTCCATGCTTACAGCATCTGGGTCAACGAACATATCAAAAGGGGAAACACGCTCAGCAAAAGGACGGTCCTCAATAATGTTAGAATTGCTGGATATGGAGTCGCTTTCCATAGTGTCATCGGAAATATCAATATCTTCACCTTCGGCATTTTGTGCTGCAGTTACTGACTGTTCCTCAACAAAACGATAACCAATCTTAACCCAACCATGACCAAAAATTAAAGCATCTTTAACTGAACGGCGGAACTCTGGCTTGATATTATAGTGACGCATCCAATAGTTAACTACTGCTTCAGCAATAACAGCATTGGGAGCCTGCTCAGGAATGGTAGCAGAAACAACTACTTTTGGATAGTTAATAGCAACGCTAGGTGCAATAACATTAATAGTGGAGAAACCAATATTAACAATCATTCTATCTTCTTCAGCAAAATCATCGTAATGCTTACCACGATACAAGTCGCTAAGTCTGCGCCATGTTTCGTCCATGCCTTCATCCTTACGCCACTTTTTAGAAGTGGCGATACGGCTAGTGTATCTAGCAAGAAGGTCGGACTGAGAAGTCTTAGCCATTATTTAGAGCCAACACCAAAATCTTTATCATTTGGGTTTAGTCCACGAATAATTGGTGGCAAGGCAGCAGCAATGAATGCTGCGCCAATATCTGACCAACTTTTAGCGCCGACAAGAACTGCCGACAATACCGTAGCAATAACTGCACGACCATATGATGCTAGTGCTGCTTTTTGTGATGCTGTAATTTTCATTTTGTTTCCTTACCTTCATGCCAGCCAATATGACCGTCAATTTTAGTTCCGACCTTATCCACCTTGGAAATTACTTCTTTTAGTAGTTCACGCCCTTCGGCATGTTGGTTTGTATTTTCTTTACGCAACAACTGCATAAGAACCATTAATGGTCCACCAATTACGGCAACCATAATGGGTACAAACCACGATTGCATTTAAATCCACCTAGTCCCAACAGGCTCGGCAGTAATGCCGTTGGCGGCTGCATTGGCTACAATTTGGCGTTGTTTTTCACCAATGGTATCACCATGAAAATTTTCTTTACCATGGCTGAAACCAATGTGCAAAGACTTGACATGGCAGCCAAAGCAAAGTGCGCCACGGCGTGGCAATTCCTCATCATAAAAACTCTTAGAGCAATTTTCGCATACAAATACCATCATGTCTAGGTATTTCGTTCCCTAATTTGAAAGATTGCGCACATTGTGTGCGCCAATATGAACTTTGTTTGCATTTTGTTCAGAAAATAGGTGCTGTTCCCACCACATTAAACTATTTCTAGGTACAACCATTGTTTGGCTGTATTCAGGCAGGTGAGCATATTTCATCATTTGATTAGCAATAGCCAAAGACATAACCCTGTCGTCATGAGGGGAACCAGTCATTTTCCCATTTTCTTTACGAACATATGTACGCAACTCGGCAATGGTCCTAGAACAATAAATCTCTAACCATTCAGTACGAATAGCAGCACTTAACTCGTCAATAGCCAACGGTTTAGTAGAACTAGTGGTTCGCCATCCCAAAACCTCGGTAGCCTGCGGACGAGCAGTAGCCAAACGGCGCTGCCTGTATATATTTCTGTATCCAGTACGCTGCAAGGCTTTTAGTGTAGTCAAACCATGGTTGTTGTTTTCAACCCCAATTAAACAAGTGTTGTACCACCAACCCAATTCAGCCAAAGCGTTGCCAAATAGGTCTGGCTCAATATGTCCATGCCAATGAGCCACAATTTGACCAGTAGCACAGTTAATAACATGAGCAGAACTATAGTCACCATAACTAAGCCCTTCAGCGACATCCGCCCCAATCACATAGACCCCATCAATATCAGGTTCACACCAAACACTAATTTCACCATCTTCAGCATAGTTCCAGCGAACTTCACCCTCAACCACACAGTCAATAAATCCCCTAGAAGGATTTATGGTTGCAAGTTTATCCAGTGCGTCAATATCAAAAACGGGGTTACCAGACTTAATAAAGGCTTCCTCAGGAATCCGAGGATATTCCTGATGCAACTGCCAAGGCTGCATTGTCTTGGATTTAGATTCATACCAGTCCTCGTCACGGTCACCAGCACTCCAAGGAAAGAATAACCCTTTGAAGGCGTTGGTTCCCGTTTGGGAACCAACCCACATATTGTGAAAAAAGTTACCAGACCCATTAGCGGTGGACAAACATATAACACGACCACCGACATCGGCTACAGGTTCAATAGAAGCCCACGCTTCCTCAGCATTAGGCAAGAAAGCCATCTCGTCCACAATAACCAAATACACTGATTCACCACGAGCAGGGTCATTGCTGGATGGCAAAGACTCCAAGGCTGATTCATTTGTAAATGCCATTTTGAGTTGATGGTCACTAATCAGGCTAGGACCACGCTCTTTCATCCAACTAGGCAAAAACCTAAAACCGTATTTAGACTTGAGCAGCAACTTAGCAGCCTCACGCTCAGTCCTAGATAGCATAACAATAAAACGGTCTTGTTCAAAAAATATTAACCAAAAGGCAAAAGCAGCCGCCAAAGTGGAGAACCCAATTTGGCGTGCTTTGAGCACAACGCTGTAGCGTTCAATTAGCCACATGCGGATTGTTTCAATTTGGGGTTCTCGTAGTTCAAACTCTATGCGTCCACGCTCTGGGTGTTTAATGTACCAATAGTTGGAACAAAAGTACATAAACGCTTCTAGGCGTTCTTCGGGTGTGGCGTTTTCTGGTCCTCTGCATTTGCGCCATTCTTTTTCATTAATGGCATCTTGAAGTTCAGTCATCTGATTCTTTCATTTTATGTGGTTCCGTATTGGGGTGGCAATCAGGGCAGTCTTGAAAACTCAGGGGCAACCATTGTCCGCATCTAGGACATGCCCAAAGGTTTTCAAACATTACACTATATTGCTTTTAGGTTGCGTTCAGATTTTTCTGTTACAACAAGAGACTTGAGTAAATCATCCAACTCGGTATCAGACAACTCAGAAGTGGTGGTAGTTGTAGTTACATTAACTTGCTGCGGGGCAAGCCTGTTGGTTGCCTGTAGATACAAATGAGCCGATTTGGTATCACCATCCATGGCACGGTCATACAGGTTGTCTAGGAGCGCCTGAGTGCGCTCTGGTGAGCCTTGAAGTTCCTCTACCCGCTTCTTCCATTGGGAAGCAAACGCAGGGCGTTTCTGCCAACGCCGAAGCGTTGTCGTGTCCACGCCAAGTTCTTTAGCGTATGCTTCTTGCGTTGCTGGTTTACGCAAACGCTGTGGGCATATCAACCACTCCAAATAGGCTTCTTGCCGTTCATCTAGGGCTGTGAATTTGTTGCCATTAACACTCATATATTAGAGTGTTTCGTTCCCATCCCACATAGTGGGAAACTGGGGTTTACATTAGGGAACGGCTGGGGGGGATATAGGGGGGGACAGAAAAACTGTCCCAATCAACGAAGCACAGCGTGAGTTGATTGGTTCTAGCAACTGAACCAACAGACAATGTGCTGCCTAGATGGGCAGCACCCATATCCAAGTTAGCGTGGACAAACCAATGGTAGCATCTAAGAAGAAACCATCACCAAAAGTCACCAAGGTTATGCACGAGTTTAAAACCCACACCCTGCATTCTGGCAAAAGTGGTCCCGTAGTGACCAGCCGTAAGCAAGCCATAGCCATCGCATTGTCTGAGCAAGCACAAGCGAACAAGCGTAAGAAAAAGAAATAATGGCTGAGTCAAACGATATGGCATCCAATGGCTGTCCACTAGCAACACAAGACATAACAGTCAATATCAAGAATCGCCAGACCGCTATTGATAAGGCTAACTATGGACCTATGATACCAGCCTCAGGAAATAATGGATTTTGGTCTGCAAAATCCAAACTATTCCATGTTCCTATATCTGAAGCCAAAAAAGCACGCTGCAAAAACTGTGCAGCCTTCATCCAAACACCCAAAATGCTAGACTGCATTGTTACCGCCCTAGGTTCAGAACCAATAGAAGGCGCAGCCAAAACAGTCAACACAGCAAACCTAGGGTTCTGTAATATCTTTGACTTCAAATGCGCAGGTGACAGAACCTGTGACGCTTGGGTCACGGGTGGACCAATAACAAAATAATGGCAGCAAAGAAAACAACACCTAAAACTGCAGCATGGACCCGTGCCGAAGGTAAAAACCCAGCAGGTGGTTTAAACGCCAAAGGCAGAGCATCCTACAAGGCACAAACAGGTGGAACCTTAAAGCCACCTGTCTCAGCCAAACAAGCAGCCAAATCACCCAAAGCAGCAGCACGCAGAGAATCATTCTGTGCAAGAATGAGTGGCTCACAAGGACCCATGAAAGACTCCAAAGGTCGCCCAACACGCAAAGCACTAGCATTGAAAAAATGGGACTGCTAGATTGTCCTTGTCTCCTAGCATAACCGGCAATGCAACGGACTGTTAATCCGTAAAGTCTTGGTTCGAC